ATGCTTTATCAAGACCTGATTTTACAGGAAGTTCAACAGCAGGTATCCCAAGTATTTTTGATATTGGGCTATATGGACCTGCATCAGGAGAAGATAAAATCATTACAAGTGCTACACTTCAATCATTAACAATGAATTTTGATATGACTGATGGTAGATTATTATTGAATGGTACTTTCTATTCAGGTTTTGCAAGTTCAACAGGATTTAAAGTAGGACAAACATTATCTGCTAATAGTGGAGAACCAACATTAATGAGTGCTTCGCCGACACAAATTGAATCATATTTTGATACGAAACAATTTGATGTCAATGGATCAGCAACTGATGCTATCGTTACTGCAGTATCATTTACTTTTGAAAACAATGTTGCAAGAGTAGGTAGAGATGCAAATGGCGATGCAGAAGCTTATGCTTTTGGTGTCCCATCAGTAAACATCACAGGAGAGATTTCATTTATGTATGATGGAAACTACAATGATAGTGCTGACAATGTATTACAGGACTTCTTAGATGGAACTCCTGCTACATTAACACTACAACAAGGTGATGGTACAGTATCTACTGCAGGAGAAATGAATATTACTGCAGAAGTATATTCAACTGCTGTGAATTATGACCTAAATGCAGACACAGGTGCTATAATTACAATTCCATTTAAAGTGGTACAACCTACTTCAAGTGGTGCACCAAGTGGAACAGCATTTAAGTTCGAGTTTATGGATGGTATAAGTAACACAAGTTGGTAAAGGAGTAACACATGAAGGTTAAAATGTTCGATAAAGAGTGGGAAGTGAATCCTATTACTTATAAACAAAAGAGAGAGTTGTGGCAATTAAGTCTAAATGCTTTTAGAGATGATAAAGAAAACCAAGACGATTATTTTAAATTGATAAATCGTGTTGAGGAACTTTCAGGAATAACTGAAAAAGACTTAGAATCAATTTCAATGGCACAAGTAGATTTATTGCTACAACAAATCTTTACTGAATATATGGGGCTTGAAAAAAAAGACTCATAGGACTTTGTAGTTATGTGTGGTTTTCTCAATTAGGATTTCCACACATAACTTTAGAGTTTCCATACAAAAGACAAAGTCCTCTAACAAAGAGAGTAAAGACCTATAAAAGTATAGAACAGGTATGGGAAGAAATAGAAATGTTAGTAGAGAAGTGGAAAGACAGCAAGTTTTCCATTGGTAGAAATCTCTATTTTCATTTACCACTATTTATGAATCCACAATGGATCATAAACGATGAAGATAATATCTTGTTAAAAGAATATAATTGGGTAAAAGAATTTAATATTCCATTAGCAAAAGATTTAGATAGTGCTGATGCAAACAAGATTGAAATATTTGATATTATAAGAAGTGAAATTAACGAATTAAAACTTTATATGAGTGAGCAAAATGGCAGATAAAAAAATAAGATTATTAGTAAAAGCCGAAGTTAATAAGGCAATAAAAGATTTAAATAAAACTGAAAAAAGCACCAATAAATTAGCTTTAGCAGCAAGACAAGCAGCTAAGGCATTTGCAGGATTAGCAAGTGTAGCAGCATTAGGGGCAGTTGTAAAGTCATCAGTACAAACTTCTGCACAATTTGAAACATTAGAAACACGATTGGTAGCTTTAAAAGGAAGTGTAGATGAAGGTAGAAAATCATTTGACTTCTTTAATAAAGTAGCAGCAACCACTCCATTCCAACTTGCAAATGTTGTAGAAGCAGGTGCACAATTAGAAGCATTTGGTGCCGATAGTACAGAAAGTTTAAAAGCAGTATCCGATTTAGCAGCATTTATGGGAACAGATATTGTAGATGCAGCCAATGCCTTTGGTAGAGCATTTGCAGGTGGTGCAGGTGCAGCAGATGTGCTTAGAGATAGAGGTGTATTAATGCAAGTCAAGTTAAAAACAGGGTTTGATGACTTATCAAAAATGACACTACCTCAATTCCAAGAAGCACTTATAGATACATTAACTGATCCTGAAGGTAAAATATCAGGGGCAACAGATTTGCTTTCACAAACATTTTCAGGTTTAGTATCTAATTTTCAAGATAGTGTTTCACAATTACAGGATAGTATTGGTGATATATTAGCACCATTAATGAAAAGCACTATAAAAATATTAAAAGATGGTGTTGATAGTATTACAGAATCTTTTAGACAACTTTCTGAAACTGAATTAGAAACTACCATAAGAAGATTAAAAGAAATTGGAAGTGAAAATGAAGAAGTTCAAAAAGCACTATTTGCTTTACAGGAAAGAAGTAGAAAGCAAAGAGTAGATGCTTTATCAGAAGAATTAGAGGGTGTAGGAAGCATTAAAGAAATATCGGAAGAAGTATTAGCTATTGTCGATTCAAGAGCACAAAAAGAATTAGAATTAGGTGCATTGGAAGAAAGAAGGCAAGAATTAGCAGATTTAGGAAGAAAAAGAACAAGAGAACAAAATAGAGAATTGACCGATTTAAAAACTAATCTTATAAAAGATAAAGAAGCTGAAATAGCTGCAGATGAGCAACAATTAGTAATTCTTAATAATCAAATATTAACAAGAAAACAATATAATGATTTAATTGAGAGTGGTGTAAAAATAGCAGAAAAAGAAACAGAAAATGTTGAAGGGTTAATAAACATTCAACAAGAAGTTACTAAGTCTGCACAAGAGCAATTAAAAACTCAAATTCAACAAGGTAAAATTTCTGCAGAAAATGCTATTGGATTGATAAAGAACCTATTTGTTGAATTGGCTACAATGAGATTAAAAAATGCACTACAAAGTAAAATAAATGCAAAGAAAAAAGAAGAACTTGCAACTACACAAGCTATTGCAGCTACAAGTGCAGTAGGTGGTGGTTTTCTTGGATTTTTAGGTGGATTATTTCAAACTGGTGGAAGTTATGTGAATAGATTTCAAGGTGGTGGTAGTTTTAATGTAAATAAAAGAACTATATTGCCTACTAATCCACCTGCTATGGTAGGAGATAATGCAAGTGGTATGGAACGAATTGATATCACACCATTACCTGCTCCACCAAGAACGAGTGATAGAAATGTAAATATTTACATATCTGCACCATTAGTAGACGAAACAGTAGTAGATCATATTATACCAGCTATTAGGAGAGCAGAAAAATTAAACTTATGAGCAATGTAACAAAATCAACTGCTTTTGCATACATACCTAAAAAACTATTTGGTATGAAAAAGAAAAGCATAAAACAAAAACTAAAAAAACCAAAACTAAAATTAAGGAGATATTAAAGTGGAAGTAAGTAAAGGAACTAAATTTACATTCAGTATTGAAACACTTATCAGTATTGCTGTAACAATATTTATGGTAGTAGGTCTATGGTTTAATCTTCAAGCCGATATAGAGGAAGCTAAACAATTACCTGAACCACCAATCAGTAGAACAGAATATGATTTAAAGGATCAAATGATTCGTAATTCAATTTTAAATACTGAAGAAAAAGTAGAAAAACTTGAAGATAAAGTAGATGACATTAAAGAGGATACAAGAAGTATCAATGAAACCCTACTTAATATGAATAACAATTAGGATATGAATTATGAAAAAATTGATAAATATGTGGCTATTGGTGCTTGGATTATTTACATCATCGCTATATTCACAATCAGTATCTTTGGATAGTTTTCAAGATATTCAATTAATGAAGAATGAGTTTTGTGCAGTCATAGAGGTGAATGCTTCTTGGAATTGGGCTAACAAAATACCATTAGAGAAAGTGAAAAATTGCTATACTGGATATGTGGATATTGCCAACAAAAACATTGGTTCAGTCATACAAAAAGAATGGGACATTAAAGTAGTACCTACCATTATTATTTTTGAGTATGGAGTAGAGGTCAAACGATTTGAAGCAGACTTATCTATGAAATTTAGAGAAGAAGAAATCTTAAATAAAATAAGACAAGAGATTATTAAATAATGGCAAAACATTACACCAAACCTAAATTAAGAGAACGAATTAAAAATCGTATTATGAGAGGTAACAAAGGTGGTAGACCAGGACAATGGTCTGCAAGAAAATCTCAACTTCTTGCTAATGCATATAAAAAAGCAGGTGGTGGATATAGAGGTGGTAAAACTAAAGCAGCTAAATCTCTTTCAAGGTGGACTAAACAAAAATGGACTACTAAGTCAGGAAAGAAATCATCAAAGACTGGTGAACGATATTTACCTGAAAGACTAATTAAGTCTATGAGTTCATCACAATATGCTTATGAAACGAGAAAGAAAAGAGCAGCAACGAAAAAGGGAAAACAATCAGCAAGTTATTCCAAGAAAACTACGAAACGAATTAGGAGATATACATGAGTTTTGTTAATTCAAACTATGAATCAAAGCTATCACCGACCATGACTGAAAACTGGTTAGTGCAAATATTTAAAAATGATAATGGAAGTATCTTAACAACTAATACCCCTGATTTAACA